CTTGAAATGGTTCTGTTCTATTTTCATATTTAAAACCTAAAAGATCTAAACCAGTTGTGTAAGATTGTTCCCAATCTTTTCTGGACATTTTATAATCTATATAATTTTGTGTAAGTTCATTACCAATCGGTTCTAAAATATCTTCAGGTAAAAGTTCTGCTAAATTATCAAAATGACCTGGTTGACCTTCTATGTTAACTTTACTTGGATCAAAATTTACCTCTACACTACCATCCTCTAATGGATTTACTTCAACACCAGGATCTGCCGCTTCTTCGACTTTCTGTTGTTCTATTTCTATTTCTTCTTGAGGATCAACCTCGATTGATGTTTTTACGTTTGGTAACGTTTTGTCTATATCTGCCATTTATATTCTCCGGGTTTATTATCTTAACCTGTTTTAAGGGAACATTCAACCCCTGTGGATTAGGTCCTCTTTTAGGAGGCACAGTTCTAGTTAGTCTTTTAACCATATTATTTAATTAAACCACCTTCTGCATTTTTCTTTTTGCCTGTTATGTCAAATTTTTCTAAAAGATTTTCTTGTTCAACTTCTTTAATAAGGTCTGCCATCTCAGCATCTGTTTTACCTTGCACTGGCTTTTCAGGTATTTCAACATCAAAAAAACCTTCGTCTTTTAAAAGAGTATCAACAGGTTTAGGAGTTCTACCCTGTAATATTAATTCTATATATTCTTCCGTAAAATTTTTAACATCAATAGCAAAATCAGTTCCAAACGTATTATTTAGAAGATCTATTGGATCTTCATTTCCTATAGGAATTCTTTTATTTTTTAATATTTTAAGAGCTACTCTTCTAATAGCTTCTGTTTCTAAATTAAATGCTTTTCCAAAATCATCGCCTTCTGCAAATTTTTTAGAAGTTACAAGTTCATCAGATTTTATAAATTTATTTAATAGTTTAAGACCAGGAAATATTGGTGAACCAAACTCAACACCTAAACCTACAGTTTCACCGAGGGCTTTTGGTGCAATTGTAGATCCTCTATCTTTCATTTTTTGCAATTCTAGATTAATTAATTTATTTAAACCAAGTTTTTTTTCTGTTGTTGTTGGTGTTATATTTCGTAAAAACTCAGAAAATATTCCTGTGCCTTGAATATTTGCACTTTGTGGAAGTTCAGGATCATCATGTATGTAACCTGTCTCTTTCTGTCCTGTAATTCTAAAAGCAGGTTTTTGTAAAAGGTCAGAAATTAATTTTCCTGCTGCAGGTAAAATTTTAGTTGCAAACTCCCCTACACGTATACCACTTCGAGTTAATTCCATAGCATAGTAAGGATAGTTTCTTGGATCTAGCATGTTATTAATATGTGTTATTGGATTCATTGTTTCATTAAACGTTTGCATCTTAGGTAGTTCTGCATCTGGGTTTGTTAAATAATATTCTAGCTCTGCTGCAAAATTATCTGTGCCACCATCAGAAAAATTTAATCTTGGTAGTGGAGTAATCTCAACACCTCCACCTTTTTTAAATTTAGGTAATAGTTTTTCGTTTATATAGTCTGTAAATATCTTTCGATCAGTTTCATCAGTGATAACATTATTTACAATATCATCATAGTCTCCAGCTATCTTTAATTTTACATCTATTGGTTCTTTTCCGATACCTTCAAATCCTGCACCTTCTCCAGCTCCAGTGTATAAAGATACTTCTCCAGTATCTGTGTTAAATATTGCACCATGTAATCCACCTGTTTTAAATCTTTGTAAATCAGCTTTGTTATCACTTTCTTCAATATATTTTTGTGCATCAAACTCGGCCTTACCAACAATTTCTATAATCTCATTATTAATGTCTTCTATTTTTTTCAAATCTATTTTATTAGTTACTTCACCTTTACCTTCATACTTATCTACTAAAGGTGCTAAATCTTTATAGTGTTTTTTAAGATCTTTAATTTTATCACGGAATAATTTATTTACTTCTTTACTTTGAAACACTAAATTATTTTTGCTAAACAATTTATCTTTGTTTCTATATATCCAATCAAATTGTCTATCTTTTTGTAATGTATTATTTTTACCAAATTTTTTTGTAAAAAATTCTATAGGAAACGGATGACCACCTTCTATGTCACCTAAATTATATTTCTCATAAATTTTTTTTATTTCAGGTGGTAAAAATTTAGGTCTTCGCATATCTTTAAATCTTTGATAAAAGTTTCCTCCAACTTCAGATAAAAAATCATTTCTAGCTAATGTACCTAATTCTGCTGGTGGGGCTAAGTCTACACGTTCTTTAGTTCCTTGATACACATTTAAAAAATCATTAAACTTAACAAGTTTGTATAAACCTTTTTTAATTGTAGGTATGTTCTTATCATTTACATAACTTTGTATACCTGAACTTGATTTTGAACCTAATAAATTAGCAATTTCTGGTATACTAAAATAACCATCAAAGTTTACACCTTTATCTTTTAATGTTTGTAATCTGTCATTAAAATAATTTCCTTTTCTAATTTGAATCATACCACTTCTGGTTACGGGTAAATTAAGATCTCTTGCAAGTGCAGTTCTGGCATCTCTTTTAGAGGGATCCATTTCTTTTTGTTTTAATCTATTAACAGCTTCTTCAATAAGAAGACTTTCCGTGGCTTCATCTATAGGGTCAGGCTCATCTGGTCCCTTACCACTTATAAGATTATTTTTATCATCAGATTGTTTAAGATCTTTTTTATCATCATCTTTACTAAAAAATGTATCTTTTAATCTTATACCACCAATAGTTGCTCCTACTGGGAAAGCCATACCAGGAACATCTAATGGTTTAAAACTATCAAAGTCTGTAGGATCTTTTTCTGGAAACAAAGGATTAAGAGTCATAATATTTGTTCCTGTGTTTTGATTAATCCTACCTCCTTTAGCATTAGGTCTTCTAAATCTTACATCAAAATCTTCTAACGTTTCACCAGGTCTAAGAATTGAATCTGGTGTTTGATCTAAATCCGGATTGTTAACATTGTCCATGTCAATTAATGCAAATTTATTACCAAGACTTTTGTCTTCGTCATCTACAAATGTATTACGTATCGGATCAAATATATAAGCCAACAATGCCTCCTTCTGCTAAATCTTCTTTTGGTACAAAAGGTAAGATACTAGACTCTTCTATTTTTGCTTTTGTTGAAGCATATTCTCTAAAACTTTCTGGATCTATTTTTTGTAATGCTTTTTCATATCTATTAATATTAGTTCCATGATAACCTAAACGTTCTAATCTTTGTTGTGGGGTAGACACTTCAAAAAATCCACCTTGTCCTTTTGGATTTCTATATTTATTAAAAACATCTACTTCTTCTGCTAAATTTATTTTTAGTTCTCCTGGTGTCATATATTCTAGTGCATTCTTTGGACCTTCTACTGAAATAGGAGAAACATCATTTCTTTTCAACCAATCAAAAATACTTTCATTATCAGGATCAAAATTATCTAATTTGTCAAATACACCTTCTCCAAAATGTTTACGCCAAATTCTAATGGGATCTGGTGCAAAAAATTCAGCACCTCCATGATGATGTTTCATTGCATTTAAGTTTGCAAGAATTTCATCATCTAATTTAATAATTCCTGCTTCATGTAATTTTGGTAAGAAAAAACTACCATAGCCTCTATAATTACCAGAGTTACCACTTTGATAACCTTTTCCTTCATATAATTTTTTATATCGTATTTGTTTTTCATCAGTAGTCAGTTCTTCTTTTTTAAAAAGATCGTCCGCTTTCTTTTTAATATCTTCAGTCTCTTTAGTAAGTCTTTCAAGAGCTTCACTAAGAGATAATTCTTCTATTGGTTTTTCATTAGTAACATTAGCATAGACCTCTTCTGGTTTTTTGCCTTCACTTAAAATACCTTTTTCTAATTTATTTTTTTCTGAAGATATTCTTCTTAAAACACCAATATTATAAATAATATTATCTTTTTCTTGTCTCGTTAAACGAATGTCTGGATTAACTCTTATAAATTCAAGAGTTTTATTAAAAGCTCCTAACAACTCTTGTTCATAGTCATATATGTAACTATATCTCTTATCTCTACCAACGTTTCTAATACTAAAAGGAATAAACCTACTAGCATCAGTTAGTTTAGAACCAACAACAGTTAAATCTCCTTTTTGTTGTTTAGAAAGTTTTCTACCAATAAACTCTATTGCCTCTGGTGTATTTGCAATACCACCTTTTGGAATAGGTCTTCTTTGCGTTAATTCTAATATTAATTTTATTAAATCATCCATTAATAATACTCTCGTTTACGTTTAACGGTTGTCTCCTCTATATAATCTTCTGGGTGACCAATCAAACCGCCTTGTCTAAATCGCATGAGAGCTTGAGTTGTAGAATCAACTAAGTCGTCATGATCGCCATATGGAAATGCTGCGCACTCCTCAATGACTTCCTCAGCAAACTTTTGCTCAGGGGCCCATATCATACCACTTTCGAACAAAGGTGCAACAGCATTTACTCTGGCATGCTTGTCGTTTCCTTTGCTGGGTGTAAAGTTTACAACCGGTATATCCATCTTTCTCAACTCATATGTTAGAGGTAGACCCGATGCCTTTGCCTCTACGATTACTGTTTCAGGGTTCCAGTATTTATATTGTTCAAGGGCCAAGCGCCTTAGTTCTGGAAACTCGTATCTGCCTTTTACTGCATCTAATAATATTAAATTAGCCCCTTCGTCATCTGAGGGATACCAAAGACCCCATGTTGTAATGGCTGAATAATCAGCTGTTTCTTTTTTAAGAAAAGCTGTATCGTAAGATTGTATAACATGATGAATGTTAGGTATTTCTTCTCCTGTGTACGTTCGCCACCACTCACGTTTTAATATTGCACCTTCTTCAGATGTTGGTTGTTGCATCCACTGCGCGTTCCATTTAGCAACAGGTAGTGTTGCTTTTACTTTCTCAAGTTCGTCTTGCTTCCAATACTCAGGCCACACTGGTCCTTGGTCCAAGAGCGCTGGAAATTCGACCACGTGCCACTGATCAGCTTTTACTTCAGCCTGGTTCTTGACCAACATACCAGTTAGATCTTTTGTAGACCAACGCGTCATAACTAAAACTATTTTACCACCAGGTTGTAAACGCTGCCTAGGTCCTGATGTATACCACTCGTAAGCTGACTCTAATGCTTTACCTGACATTGCATCTTGCTCCGAGTGCGGGTCATCAATTATCAATAAATCTGCACCACGTCCTGTGATCGCACCACCTACACCAGCTGCAAAATATTCACCACCCTGTGATGTCTCCCAACGTCCTGCTGCCTTTGAGTCTTCTTGTAAAGTTGTTTGAAAAATTTTTCCATAGTCTTCTCGATCGATTAGGTTCTTTGCTTTACGACCGAATCTTATTGCGAGTTCTGCCGTGTGTGTTGCTTGTATGATCTTTAATTTTGGCTCACGGCCCACCATCCATGCTGGTAGCAAATAGGATGCAAATTCTGATTTAGTATGTCTTGGTGGCATATTGATGATCAGGCGGTTTATTTCACCCGTCGCCAATTTATTAAATTTATCTGCGATGTGTCTGTGATGG